TCCCTTGGGTTCGTTGCTTGTATATCTCATGTTGCAACTTGGTGGCGATTGTAACCGCAAATGAAATCTGAACGACTGCCAACTTTTGCGGACTCGATGTCTGCTGCGTCGAATCTTTACGGACTTGATCTCGAAGAAATTCGCCGCGCAAAACATGCCGGCTGTCGAGCGTTTCGGAACAACCGAATCCATCGCGACGATCTGATCGCATGGCTGAAAGCGAATCCTCGAAGTGCCGAGGAGCTGGCAATGGACGGCAAAAACCTTTCCCTCCAGGATCAGAAACTCGCCAAGCAGATCGAGAAGCTAGACATCGAGATCGCGCGGAGCCGTGAATACTTGGTCGAGAAAGCTATCGTGACCGAGGAATGGGGGAAGCATATCACGCGCCTTTTTGACATCGTGAACCAGAGCTGTTCACGCGATATGGCGATGATTATCACCAAGGAGTTTCGCGGCTATCTAGGGAAAGCCGCAAAGGATTTATGACCACCGATATACTCGCCCGGCTTTCGGGCATCACACCATTGACCAAGACCGAACTGCGCGATCTTCGCCGAGCTGGCGACAAAAAGAAGCGCGTGCAGCTCTGCGAACCGGAGACGAAAAGCCGACACTCTCGGGAGGAACTAGCGCATGCATGGAAGACCCTAGAAAAGCGGAAGGCACAGCAGGAAAGGATCAAGCGCGGATGATCACGCTCCAGAATACGCCGTGGAATAGTCGGGTGCGGATCGTCGGCACCATCACGCGCAATGGCGTCGTGACCTATCTTGTCTGGCGCAATGGCGCGGTGCATCGTGTGGCTAATCCCGAGGAATGACTGATCGCCGCTGGCTAGCCAACATGCTCCACGGCATGGTGCCGGAACGATTCGCCGGCAGCATGGTCGAATACTTCGACGGCACCCTGCGCCTTCCGCACTCGACTCGATACCCGGTGTATATCGCCGAGGAGTCGCCGTGGCTGATCGAGCCGATGCGCGCGGCAAATGATTCGACGGTAAAGCGCGTGGACGTGCGAGGGCCAGCGGGCGCCGCGAAGTCGCTGATCGGCGAGATGCACATCGCCTGGTGCGTGGACAACGACCCCGGCCTGTATTACTACGTCCATCAATCCGACCCTGACGGCGTGGACGCTATGGAAGACCGCATCCTGCCGATGCTCCAGGCCAACGACTTTCTTGCGAAGCGCCTGCCGAATGATCGGCACAAGCAACGCATCGCCAAGATCGCTTTCCCCCACATGAGTCTCTACTGCGTCGGCGCGAACATGAGCGCAGCACAGTCGAAGCGCGTGAAGTTCCTCACGATGGAAGAGCCGCACATGTATAAGCCGGGCATGATGTCGGCATTTGAAAAGAGGTGCGAAGGTGTCCGCAACGCTAAGATTCTCACGCTCTCCACCGGTAGCGTGCTCGGTGATGAATCGGACAATGCCTTTCAATCTGGCACTTGTGAGGAGTGGCAAGTGCCGTGTCCGCACTGCCGACAGTTTCAGCGGATGACCGATGGGAGGGATAGACTCATCTACACGCAGGGCGAAAACACCACGGATGAGAACGGCCAATACAACTGGAAAGACATTCTGCCAACCGTCCGCTACAACTGCGAACACTGCGGGCGGGACTGGCCGAGCGACGAAGCCAGCCGCCGCGCACAGGCGCAACAAGGTCGCTACGAGGCCACCAACCCTAACGCGCCGGAGTGGCACCGCTCGTTCCACTGGGAGGCTGCTGCCGTTCATTATTTCCATCTTGGCTCCTTGCTGATGGAGAAACTCAAAGCGAGCTACGCGGCCAAGGCTGGGCAGATCGAACCGCTGCGGGATTATATCCAGAAACGACGCGCGCTGGCATGGGACGAGTCACCGACCGATGCGGATGGCGACTTGAATTTTGAGCGCATGAAAGGGCAGTATTTGAAAGGCGACAAATTCGAGGGAGAAATCTGCCGCTTCCTGACTATCGACAACCAGGCAGGCCGAGCGAGCAAAGGCGAGGGCGCACATCGCTGGTATGTGTGCAGGGCATACGGCGAAAAGGAGGCGCGGATCATAGACGAGGGGCGGATCACAACATGGGAGGAACTAGAAGAAAAACGGATTGCGCTAGAAGTCGAACCGGGACGGACGCTGGTGGACATCGCATTCGATACGATGGCCGTGCAGGAGGTGATTGTGCGCTACGGATGGACTGGGCTTTGGGGAGACAATACGAACCGCCGCGACTTTCCCCACCACGAAATGGCCAACGGTCAACGCATCACCCGCAAATATCCGTTCAGCCCCGTCAACGTCGGTCACGTAGGTATCGGAACCGACAGGACACGCCGGCAAGCGCGCTATTTTTTCTGGGCACAGCAGCCGGTGAAGTCAATGTATCACCGGCTGAGGTCAGGCATGGCGACGTATCGCTTCACCGCACCGCAGGACGTTTCAAGCGAATACCAAAAACAGACTTCCGTGGAGTTTAAGAGGCAAGAGGTGAACCGGGACGGCTCGAAAAAATGGACGTGGACAGTGATGAAAGGCCGAGCGAATCACCTTTTGGACTGCGATCAAATGAACCTTGTCGCCGCAATGCTGGACGCTCGGCTGCGCTCGGTGCTCTTCACGACGGAAGCGCAAGCACCGGAAAAAGAAGAAGAAGCAAAATAACTGTTGCGCGAATGTGAAACGTGCGCGATACATGGGGCGCAATGAAAAAGCTCACCGCCAGTATCAACACCCGCGTCACTTCGGCGACGAGGGATAAACTCAAAGCTAAAGCAGACAAACGCAAAATTCGCCTGACTGACATCGCCCGCGAGGCGCTGGAAGAAAAGGCACAAAGTAAATAAACTATGAACAAAACAATGGAACCTCAAGAAATTCTAATCACGCCTGCACTTGCGGCGCACTGGTTAACATTCAACACGGCAAACAGAAATCTTCCTGTTGGAAATTCTAAACATTACGCGGAACTAATCAGGAAGGGGGAGTTTCTTACTACGCATCAAGCTCTTGCATTTACGGGAGATATTGATAATCCAAAGAGGTTGCTGGACGGGCAAACAAGACTTTCTGCAATTATTTCAACAGGAAAGTCGATTCGCCAATGGGTTTTCTGGAACGCGCCAGAAATAACCTTTCGGGCAATCGACGGAGGAAAACCAAGGTCGTTTGTAGATCACAACCCAGATTTTACAAGCGCATCAATTGCTGTGGTGAATGTTTTTTGGTGGCTATGCAATTCAAGCCCTTCAAAAATAACCAGAACCGACGCAGATAAAATCTGGAATTGTTTCGGACCTAGCTTTAACACGCTAATGGAGCATGCGCCAGGATCTCGAAAAGGACTAACAGCGGCATCTGTAAGAGCGGCGTTTTGTCTTTGCATGCTTGAAAATCCAAAAAAAGCGCAAGAAATTGCAAAAATTTACAGGAGCCTTTCTTTGGAAAAAACCGAAAACATACCAGTATCTGCAAATCGTCTTTGCTTCAAATTGCTATCTATAGCAGGAAGCGGAATGGTGGCCGGAAGAATCCAATTCTCTTTTACACACAAGGCAATAACGCCGGAAAATTGGAGTCTTACAAAACTTTACGCACCAGAACAAGATTATTTCGATAATCTTTCGGAAAAGATTAGAAAAGTTACTGGAGTGTAAACTTTGTTGAATTGAAAAAAGGGCGGCACTGGAAACGGTGTCGCCCTTAGCTTTGCTCCCATATTCTCATTTTTGAGAAATAGCGTTGCAAAATTGAGAATCCCGCATTACAAGAGCGGGAATGAAGGGAACGCTCGTCGGGCTTACCGGCACCGAATTGGGAACGCTACGCACCTCCGCGCTGGCGTGCATCGTCGCGGGCACCGTGCGCGGCACCTCCTATTCCATCGCCGGGCGCACGTTTAGCTTTCCAAGTCTAGAGTCCGCGCAGGACTTGCTCTCAGAGGCTAACTACGCCCTCGGGCTGATTAACGGCACGCGCGGAACCAACATCCGCTCAAACTTCAACCCTAGCCTCGGGCGCGGCGTGAATTTCTAATGGAAGCTCCCGCATTCAAGCCCTCGATCCTCGACCGCGCCATCTCGGCGATCTCACCCGTCGCCGGGATGAAGCGTCTGGCTGCGCGGCAGGTGCTCCACCAATTCAGCTACGACGGCGCACGGGCTACCACCAAGCGCGCGCAGGCGCCGGCACAGATCGCACCCAACTCTTTTTCTGTCCAGCGCGACCGCCTCCAGCTTCTCCGCGAGGCTACCGACCTCGAAAACAACTTTGCACCCGCAAAAACTCTGAACCGGAAATACGCGATGTATGTCGCCCCGCAGGGCTACCACGCGCAGACCGGCGATCCTCAGCTCGACACGGACGTTGAACACTACCTCAACCATCTATGGTTCCCAAACGCCGACGTTGCCGGTCGAGCTGATTTCTTTCGCCTGATGGAGTTCGGCGTGATCGG